AGTTGGCGTTGCAGCTCGTTGACTTTCTTTCGTTCCAATGGTGTCATCGTGACTCCTTGGTTGTGCACACGGCGGGTGTGCTCCGATCTCACCGGCGGGCGAGGTGGAATCAAGGTAGCAGAGAAACCTCGCTCAGGCGTGCACGTCGGCGATTTTTATTTCAAGCATGTCGACGGGTGTCGGCGAATGCCGGGTGCATTGCGGGGCTGCGGTCGGTGTGATGTGAAGAGTTATTTGATTTTCACATCGCGGGCAACGCCACGTCACTCTTCGTCGGTCTCGGTCTCTTGGCGTATCCATGCGTGGGCAATCTTGGCTTTCTGGATGTGTGAGACGGCTTCGCAGAGGCCGATGGTTTCGGCTGCGGTCTGGTCGGGTGAGCATTGGATGATGAAGTTCTGTTCACCGCTGGTGTCTTCAACGATGGCGACCATGACGTACCGGATGCACCAGCCCGCACCGAGGCTGTTGACGTATTGCTCGAGTGGGTCAGTCTTCTTCGTCATCGCCACCGTCGCAGCAGGGTTTGGTGGGGACGGGTTCGCAGCCGCAGGGCCGTGTCGGGTCGTTGGGGTTCATGTCTTCCTCCATCCAAGGCTGGCTGGTCGCCAGGTAAATGTCAATGCCGTTGTGGATGCCTTGCGGTTCGAGTACGCCGCGTCCGACCTGTATGGCGATCCATTCATCGAGCGTGAGCTTCATCGTCGCTCGAGCGTAATCGGTGGCGACCAGGATGCTTCCCAATGTCTGCCTGGCTTGAAGCCGATGCTGAGTCTGCCTTCTTCGTCGAGCATGACGAGGATGTAGACGCCGCCGGTGCGGTAGGCCTGCATGATGTCGGTTGCGTCGATTGACCCGACCCAACGTGCGTAGCCGTCGCCATCTGCCATGACGGTGACGAACTTCGGGTCTTGCACGATCACTGCTCGTCCTCGATGTCGGCGAGTTCACGCAGCTTTTCTTGGCGGTGTTCGTGCGCCATGCTCATGCAGCCGAGATACCCGGCGGCATCCACGATGGTGTCGCGCTTCCAGCGTCCGTGTTCCATGTTCGTTGAGAGTCTGGCGAGTTTGACGCAGACCATGAACAGGATGGCTTGTTCGACGGTGAGCATGGTGCCGGTCATCGTGAAGAACAGTTCTTTGACTTTGTAGTAGTCGTCGAATGGGTGTGAGTATTCGGCTTGGCGTGGCCCGGTGATGAGGTGGTGGGCTTCGGTCAGGATGTCCGCTCCTGCCATGTCGGGCTTGGCGTAGTCGTGATTCATGATTCTTTCCTTCCAACTCCACTGATGAGACGCTTCAGGACTTCAATCATTTGTAGGTCAGCCTTGGCGAGGTTGTTGATTTCGTGGCGGAGACGGTCGGTCTTGTAGACCAACATGCCTACGACGATGCCGTTCAGGAGAATGATGAGGTTGGTCACAACTCGACACCTTGCTGGATGTGCAGCCGTAGGCGTTGCACGGTTGCTTCGAGTTCGCGCACTTTGCGTTTGTGGGCGTCGAGTTCGATCATCAAGGATTCGGCTGCATCCTTGAAGTTGTCTCGCGCCAGGTTGGCGTCCTGGAGGGCGTTGGAGAGTTCGGCGATGCGAAGTTGGGCTTCTTCGTTCATCTGCCGAAGCATGTCGGGGTCGTAGCTCATTGGTCTAACTCCTCTGCATCGATTTCTTTGTGAAGTTTGTTGACGTAGACCCGTTTTGCCAAGAATAAACAGAAGTCATGTGCTGCTGATTCAACGAGCAGGTCATAGTCGTCACGACGGTCCTCGGGCCAAGTGTGTGTGTCGAGCCAAGTGGACATCATTTGTCCAGATGCGGCATGAACAGCGATCCATTTGTCATCGCCTTCGTGCATTATTTGCCAACCGCCACGCTCAAGCATGATTCGGTTCGGTACTTGCCATTCGCTCATTTCTTGTTTCTCCTTTTCAGTTCTGCTTGTAGGGCTTTGATTGCTGCCTCGAGCCTGTCGACGTCGCCGGGGCCAACGAAGACACGCTGGAGGAACTCGATTGCGTCACGAATCTCTTGTTTGGTCATGTTGGTTCTTTCTTGGGCCGCCACGCTTTGGCTCACGCAGGGCGAGCCAAAGCATGACGATCCATGCGGTCGCTATTCCGCCGAGGAAGGCGTAGACGACCGCGTCGCTCATTACCACATCTCCGCGGATGCGTCGTTCTTCGGTGCTTCGACCTTGGCGGCGTAGAGCTTCGGTGCGTTGAACGCAGCCGACTTCTTCTCGCCGTCGCCGGTGTATTTCACCGAGAGCGTGGAGCCGACGAGCGTCTTGACGCCCGCCTTCTCTGCTGCTTCGCGGATCGCCTTGACCATCTGGCCGCGCACCCACAGGTTGGCTGCGCCGGTCGGCTGGTCGAGGGTGAAGACGAACACCCAGCGAGGGTCGCCGTTGTCGTAGGTCTTCGGGTTGCCCGCAGGATCGCGGTCTTGCAGTTTCGTCACCTCGGTGACGACGCCCGTGTGGACGTCACCTACCTTGGCGAACTTGAGTGCAGGCAGCTTGGGGCCGCCTGCGGTGGACTCCATGAACTCATCGGACATGTTTGTGCTCCTTGATGATGTAGTGGTTGCTTACTGGGATGTATTCCAACTCGACCCGGTCGGCGTAGATGTCTTGGAACGTCGACCAAACTCGTTCGGCGTCGATCCATGACAAGTCCGACAGGGCGAGCCCTGCGTTGTTGTATTTCTTTCCTGTTCGCAGCTCGCAGATGCTACGGACGAGGTCTTTGTCGATGGTCGCATCGTTTTCGGCGACCTCGAGAAGTATGCGTGCGATACCGACACGACGTTCGGTCGGCGGTGTCATGCTGATGTCGCCGTGTGCTTCGTCGGCAATCTCACGGATGATGAGGCGTGTCTTGTCGTCGAGGCGTGCGAATCGCATCTTGAGGATGGAGACGTGTTCGTCTGCGACGAGTTGACCTTCGAGACGGCTCACTTCTTCACCGCCTTCTTCTTCGCTGCGGACTTCTTCTTCACCGGGGCACCATCGTTGATTGGTGCGACTGGCTTCTCAGGGTTCGGCATAAACGGTGCCGAGAACTCGGTCTCCAACTGGTCGATGCGCACCATCAACACATCCAACTGGAACTCGTCCATATCGGGCAGTTTCACGCCTGGCGCGGGCCAGTGACGCTTCAACAGTTCTTGTGCGGCGTCGGGGAGGTTGCGGATGCGTGCGAGCACGTCTGATCGGTTGATGTCGGCAGAGGCGGCGACTCCGGTTGTGGGCGGAACCTTGTCGGTGGCCGCCGCCTCCGCGTGCACTTTGATGTGCAGGTCTTTGCGCTTACGCCAAGCACGAACATCCATCGCCATCAGGGCGGCTTCCCACCCGGCGACCAGGTCAAGTTCGTAGAGGTCGCATTGGGCTTTTCCTGCGGGCAGGTGGATGATGACGCCACGGGTCTTGTCGAGTTCTGGCATCGGGATGCGTGTCTTGGTGCGCCAGTCGTAGATGTATTCGGCGTTCGCGTACATCGCCATCTGGACTGCGATGGCGTTGATGGCGTAGTCGATGTTGCCTGTCTTCAGGTCGAAGATTTGTTTGCGTTTGCGTGAGCCGAATCGGGCGATGCGGTCGGCGGTACCTGCGTACTCGTGTTTCTCGTTGACCAGCAGCACTTCTACGAGGCGTGGGTCGATGATGATGCCGTGTCGGGTGATACCTGCGGTGTAGGCGTCGATGTCAGCCTGAAGCCCCGGGAGGATTGCGGGCTTCTGGCCGAGGTCGATCGCCTGGGTGAGTTGATGCAACGCGGTGCCGATGTTCGCTTTGCTTGATGCACCAGCTGCTTCGATTGCTTGCTGGACGATTCGGTCAAGCGATGATTTGTCGTCGAGGCAGGTTGATGCTGCGACGAGCAAATCGTTGCGGTGCACGAGACCTGTCGCGGTCATGCGACCTTTCCATGCAGTCAACGCACCTTCGTCGTCGAGTGATTTGGCGATCGTGGTGACGCGAGTGAACGACGTCTGTTTGCCGTTCGTTGTTTCGATGAGGTATCTGCCCCATCTGTCTTTTGGTGCTTCGGCGGTCGTGAAATCGTCGGCGGTTGTCATGTGGCTGGCGGGCCTTTCCTTGTTGTGGGCTTACTGGGATTTCGGGATTGAACTGTACCTTAGCGGGGCGGTGTAGGTCGGTCAAGCATAGCGAGAAGCTCGGCCCACACCTTGGCAGGCATTACCGCATACCAGTCGTCTACTTCTTCGGTGCCACGTCGTTTGATGATGACCGCACCCGTCCAGGCGCGGGCGTTGCTCATCTCCACCTCGAGCTCTTTGAGGTAGCCGGGGATGTCAATCTTCTTCTCGTTCTTCACCTCGATGCACACACCTGGCAGGCCGTCGATGTCGCCTCGGTCGTCGGTCCATCCGGCTCGTGAGCGTTCGGCGTTGATCCAGCCGTACTTGCGTAGCCATTTCGCTACGAGTAGTTCGGCGCGGTTGCCTTTGCGTTTATTTGGGTGAGCCACGAAGCTGCATCCTACGACGCAGGCGTGCTTCCCTGCGACGCTCAGTCGTCGTCATCCCACCCCAGATGCCGATCTCTTCGGCTTTGATGGCGTGGTCGAGGCAGTCGATTCGCACCGGGCATTTGTAGCAGTACGACTTCGCCTCGATGACGAGACGCCGCACACCTTCCTCGAAGAACACGTCGCCTGATACGCCGACGCACGCAGCGTGTTTGTACCACTTCGGTGCGCGAAGCGTGAAGGCGTTGTCTTCGTTGTTCCAGTTAGCGATCGGTTCGAGCGTCACGACGACCCAACACTTTCTTCAGTCGGTCGCGGTCACGCTGCTGAACGTGTTGACTCGAGTAGCGCACGAACTGCACGAAGCAGATGACGAGCACCGTTGCGAAGATTGCGAGTTCCCACGCAGAGTATTTCTCTTCGGGGTTCTCTGGTCCTGTCATCCATAGTCCGATCCACGCAGCCGTGCAGACTGCGAGCATCCAGATTTTCTCCATTGGTTTCATTGTCCCTCCTTTGGGTCAGTTTCGACCATAGGGCATCATGGCAACAGAGTGGTGGATGCTTTCTCTGCGGTCGTCCATTGTGCCCAGCCGCCGTACTGCCAGATGGCTAGGGCTGCTCGGGCTGCGGTCTCCGGGTCGAGCAGGTCTTTGCAGTTCGTCACTATTCGCATGGCTTGCAGATAACCGTCTGGCCAGTACCGATTGGGTCGGCACCATGATTTTGTGTGGATTTGGAAGGCAGTCCATGAGAGACCCTTATCTCCACGAACGGAGTTGAGGCAACGAGCCTCGAAATAGGTCACGGCCCCGACCATCGGCAGCTCTGCTTCGGGCCAGCCGACGTCGCGGGCGACGTCAATCCAGCCTGGGCAGGATTGCCCGTCAGACGCTTCCAGAGCCCGTCTGGGAGGCGTTGTGGGCTTGGCTGGCTCCGTGGTGGCTGGAAGCGTCTGAACGCTTCTGGAGGGCTGTGGGAGGGTTTCTGGGGCTTCGGCGGCCATCGCTGGCATCAGCCCTAGGAGGGTGGCTATGGCGAGGATTGCGGCGGCGGTGATTGCTCTCATCGAGGTCTCTTTTCGTGTGTGGTTATGACCGCACCAGCCAAGGAGGAAACTGATGCGGGGCGGTCGACTCGTGACGCCCGCCGAGGCCGAGGACCTGCCGGTGCTCAGCCTAGTGGACGCCTCCTTGGGGTGTCCAAAGAAACCCTAGCGGAGGTCGTGCCTCGAGATGAGTTTCATTCCGACCACCATTCCGACCGGTATGTGGGTCACCGAATCCACCTGGTCGGTGCCTTCGATGCGGGATTGGTAGAGGGTGACGTGGTCTTGTTTGCCGCCTTCGACTGTTGGGATGAGCCAGCCGACGCTGTGGACGACGCATGGGTCTTGTTCGAGTTCGCCGATGACGAGCCAGCCGTCTTTGTCGCCGTGGCAGTCGTGCCAGGTGACGATGGCGAGTGTGCCGAAGTCTTCTAGGCGAGCCATACGACGTACTCCGCTGTGACTCTGCCTCGTGCCGGATCGACGAAGTGCAGGCGTTGTGATGGTTTGCCAGTGGCCGCGACGAACTCCTTGGCGTACTCCGAGTCGCTCTCGATTGAGCCGGTCACGAAGCATCGTCCGCCGTTGGCAAGTGTCATGCAAATGTTCTGGTGAAAATGTCCTAGGTACCCGTCAGTGAAATCAGGTATGACGCCTGATGCCCAGGCGTTCATCTTGCGCATGATGCCGAACGCTGGCACGTTGCCGCCGAACGATTTGATTTCGTCGCCGTGCACCAACAGCACTTTGTAGTTGCCAATCTCGAACCGTTGATACCAGGAGTCCGAGTGCTGCCAAGTGACGTCGAGGTCTTTGCAGCGATCTTGGGCGATGCGGTAGGCCATTCGGTCGGCGTTGTCTCCGCCGTAGGTTCCGTCGCCGTAGCGGCCGAGTCTGCCGTGGTTGCCCCATTCGCATACGATGCGCAGCGGCTTGGCGAAGTTCGCCTGCAGCGTGCGCACCATCCGCTCGATGAGTCGGGCTGTCTCGAAGAGCTGCTCGAACAGGTGTGCTTCAATCTCCCAGACTTGAGACGGGAATACATTGCCGCCGCCCTCGACCATGTCACCGCCGAACATGATGACGCATTCATCGACCGGGTGATCGGCACGCTGAATCTCCGTCAATGCAATGACCTTGTCGGTGAACTCAGCGAGACGTTTGTCGGCAATCTGGATGCCGTATGACGAGGTCTTCTTGCCTAGTTGCCAGTCGGTGGTATGAACCAGCGCGACTTCGTGCCCTTTGCGTCGCTTGTCCACGGGAGGCCGCTTGACAGCGAGTCCTCGCCCAGATGCCCGAGCCGCCTCATAGGCTGCCGTGTAGACCGCGTTGACGAGGTCGTCGGTGCGACGCTTGTTCGCCGCCGCTTCCTGCTGGGCTTTCTTGAGAAGTCGTTGAAGTTCGTCGAGTTCCCGCTGATGGTCATAAGCACTCATTTCTCGGCCTGCTTGACAAGATCGGCGCGGATGCGTTGCACAGCCGAATATGAGATGCTGAACCCTGTGGATTTGACGACCCGGCAGATGACCGCAGTCGAGAACTCTTGATCTAGGCAGGCTTTCTCAAAGTCTTTCCAACCGTCCTTGCCGAGATGTGCGGCAAGTTTCTCTTCCGTCTTGGTGACGTTAGGACGCTTTGCGGCCTCTGCTCTTAGTGCCTCGAATAACTCTCCCATTAGCAGCCTCCTTTAGGTGCCAGTCGATGTGCGAATCCACCTTACCCTCGACTCTGTCCATCGTGTGGGATACCCGTTGCAGGGCATCCATGACATGGCCGTGATCCCGGCGGTTCTCTTTACGGAACTGCTGGATGAGGGCGACGGTGATACCGCCTACGGCTGCGACTGCGGCTGCGATGACGAGTGCCCAGGCTTCAGTCAGCATCGGCTTCCTGCTTGCCTGCGGCGATTGCGGCGAACCTGTCAATGTATGCCTGGGCGTCGTCGGCAAACTTCGGGCTTATCTCGACATGAATCCAGTCGCCGCCCGGCGCACCAGTGATGGTCTTGCTCGTGTAGTTCTGCCAGGTACCCCGGTCGCAACGCCATCCGCGACCATGCGGTTGCGGGAAGTAGTCCAAGATGCACTCAATCTGGAGACGCTTGGCGTTGGCGACGAGGAAGTCCATGATTGCTTCGGCGTGCTTGCGACCGTCAACCTTCCCGAGCTTGCCGACCTTGCGGTACGAGAGGTCGACGGCACGCCCTGTTGCGTGAACGGATAGTGATGTCTTTCCGGCCATGGGGCGCACGACCCAGGTGCCGTTGTTCCAAACCGCACCGTCAGAAACTTTGACTATCTCACGCACGAACTGCTCGAGCCCCGCACGCTTCCCTGGGGCAGCACCGTCCTTCGTGCCGGTGTACGGGCGAGTCATCGCCTTACTTCTTCTTGACGGGCTTGCCGTTGCCGAACGCTTCTTTGATTTCATCAGCAGTCAAATCTCCATCGACCGAAGCGGCCGCAAGTTTCTGGATTACCTGTACGCACGCCATGATGCCCGACAGCATCGCAGCCTTCGCCACACTCACACCAATCACCGCACCACCAGCGATCGCCGGGAGTGCGTTGGCGAGGAATAGGGAGAAGAGCCGCTGGCCGAGGTCGAGGGCTTTGGCGATGGTCGCGTTCGATTTGATGTTCACTTCAGGTGTCGTCACTGTTCTCTCCCTGTGAGGTCAGCCACAAGTGTAGTGAAACCACCACGACCGTCACCAGAGAAGCCTGATAGAAAGTTGAACCGGTCAACGTCAGCAGCACCATTGCGGTGCCAGCCCACGTCCACACGTTCTCGATCAGATATTCACGCCACTTCATCGTCGTCTCCTGGTCGCCGGTGCGACCACCGTCAACAACACAACCGCGTTGACGGTCTTTCGTTGTTCTTCAGTTATGCGCGACCCGTCAGGAAGCCACGACGCCCTACATTCGTAGGCGTTCTCATACTGTGGTTCAACCTCAACCTCGCGACATTCGAGCTGTTGCGCTCGTGCTGGGGATGCGAAAAGGACTAGAAAGAGGGCGGGAAAGGCAACAAACGCCCTACTCCGCATCCTCTTCAACGACTTCTTCTTCGACCACCGGTGCTACGAACACGTCATTCTCGGGGTCGTATGTCCAGCCGACACCGGGATACGCGGCCCTGAACGAAGCGTTGTACGAGCATTGCTTCCATACACCACCAAGTCCTAGCGATGCCATAAACGCCTGACCGATAGGTTCGCTTTCAGGAAAGTCCGTGTCACCAAGCACTGCGTTATTGACGACATTCACCGTCAGCACGATGTTGTTCTCATCTAGTTGAGCGAAATGTGCCATTGTCAACCTACCAAGTGATGCTTCCGTTGCCTGTAAATGTGTAGACAGTGTACGCACCTGTTGTGCTGACGCTCGGGCTTCCTGTCGTTGACGCGGCAGCTGTCTTACTGCGCAAGATTACGACACCTGAACCGCCGCTAGCGACAGTGTCGTATCCACCACCAGCACCACCACCTGTGTTTGTTCCACCAGCAGTTCCACCGACAGGACCACTGCCAGCGTTGCCGCCGCTACCGCCGCCACCTGAACCACCAGAAGAAGTGAAACTGTTTCGAGACTGACCGCCGCCACCGCCGCCACGAGTGACAGATGAACCTGTTATTGACGATGCGACACCATTACCACCAGCACCACCATTACCGCTAGACCCTGTTGCACCAACCGCACCAGCACCGCCGCCGCCGCCGCCGTTATCGTTCGGGAATGGCGAACCACCTGTGCCACCCGAATAACCTTGACTTCCTAGACCGCCAGCACCAGCGATGCTTACGCCGCCGCCGCCACCACCACCAGAGCCACCTATTCTTGGCGCAAGGTTGCCACTCGGACTTCCATACCCGCCGCCATACGCAATAACAGTTGAACCGATACTGCTGTCACTTCCGTTTGTATTTGCTGCACCGCCACCACCAACCGTAATCGTGTACGAAGTTCCCTTTACAGGATAAAACGGCACTTCCGCAGATGAGCCACCGCCAGAAGTTTCACCAGGAACAGAACACCTGTACCCACCAGCACCGCCACCACCAGAACCAGTACCCGCACCGCCACCGATGACGAGATACTCAACAGCTATTGAAGTTGGGCCACTGCTAAAAAAGTTGGAGCCTGACGCGCTGGTTAAATAAACGACTCCGCCCTCCCATTGCGCCAATGTCGGTGCTGAACCAGCAGAAGAGTTCAGTGTCATGCCCGTTCCGGCTGCGACGGTAATCGTGCCCGAACCAATCGAGTGAACCCAAACGATGTCACCTGCGTTGAACGTTGAGTCGGGAACGGTGACGGTTCCTGCGGAAGCCATGTTCATGACTTCGCGGGTGCCTTTGTCGGTTGCTTGCAACGTGTAGTTGGCGGTCTGCGTTGAGACGGTCCAGTTGAAGTCATTGGTTTGCAGATCGTTCATCTGCTGTGCTGTGAGCGTCTGCCCACTTGAAAAGCTCTGCTTGGCCATGGCGGTGCTTATCCTAGCCCAACGCTGACGTCGTCAAGTTGCGATGCGTCAAGGATGAAAGCGGTCAATAATTGTGCCTGTCCCAAGCCGAGGGTGACCTGGTGGATTCCTGGGGTTATCTGGTGCGCAATGCGTTCAATGAAGACACTCTGGGTGATTGAGGCTGGTGCGCCTGTGGCGAAGTTCTTGACGACGCTGATGACGTCACCAATCTCAAAAGAATCGATGGCTTCAATCTGGGCTTGGCTCAGGCCGTTCATGGTGATGCCGATTTGCACGAACCGCGACACGGGGTCTTTGTATTTGTCGACGATGTTCTGGGCAAGCGTCGCAGCTTCGGTGGCATCGACGAGCGGCAAGTCATTGAGGCTGTAGTTCGTGATGCCGTACTCGCCGACCGATGTCGAGTCTGCGGCCGTGCCGACGGCGTTGCCTTTCGTGGTGACGGTCGCCGAGTTGTAGAGCGTCTCGGCACCGTAAAGCACGTCGAGTGCCTGGTATGGGATTGCGGTTCCACCGTCGGAGAAAGTGGCGATCGCTGTGGAGAACGTGAAATCGATGCGTGGTTGGAAGGTTGCGTTGCCGTTGCGTGCGATGAAGAATCGGCCGTCTTCTGATTCGGCGACTTGTTGCAATGCGGCTGCGACGCTGTCGCCGTCGGCGTAGGCGAATGTTCCGAGGGTGGCGACACCGGTGGAGATGTTGCGGGTTGCGGTGGAGTAGGCGACTTCTGGTCGGTCGAGGATGCGGGTGACGCGATCGGAGGTGAGTTCTTGTGGTGGGGTGAAGGCGAGCAGCGTTGTCTTGGCGAAACTGGAAAGGTCATCGACGCCGACAATGGTGCAGGTGGAGAGATCGGGTTGTGCGTATTCGATGTCAAGGTCTTGAACTCGCCCGACGAAAAGCGGCTCGTCACCGGCGGTACCTGCGTAGACCTGGACGAAGCGTCGTGGGGCGATGCCGAGGTCACCCTGGTAGTAGGGCGAGGCGGTGTTGGCTGGGTCGAATGAGCGGCCCGATGCCCGGTCGTCAAGGACGATTTGGCAGACGCCTGGCTGGAACTGTGAGCGGAGCTGGTCGGTGCGACCGCGGGTAATGCCGACCGAAAGGACGTATTCGGTGACGTCCACGAAGTCGGTTGAGCCATCCAATGTGTCGACACCGTCAAGTTGCGATGAATCGAGGACGAACTGATCTGCGATAAAACCTGCGTCGAGCAGCACCTTCAGGGTCTCACCCCACGGCATCACCTTCGCCATCTCAGGCCACGCGCATCAATGTGTCAAGCGGACCAGCCACCGACGTGTATTGATCCAACACCTCAATGATTTCTTTCCCAACCTGATAGGCGTTCCCGCCGATACCAGCCGTCACATTCACCACCACAGATGTCGCTGCGGTCTCGGGCATGATGCGTTGATCGCTGACTGGTGTGGGCGGAACAGGAATCAATCCTTGCACCGGGTTGGCATTCGAGAACTTCGGCACCGTCGCAGCCAACGTTTGCAACGCAGTCAATGCTTCCGTGTATTCCTGCAAGGCTTCGGTCTGCTCATCCAGAGCTTCCTTGTATCGCTTGGCTGCATCGGTCTGACGCTTTGTCAATTCCTCCACCGCCGACTGAAGTGGGATAAGTTCCTCGTCACCTTCGCGCAACCCTTCGGTGGCGATGCGAAGTTGACGACGAGCCTCAGTCAAATCGGTGGCAACCTCAATCTGACGGTCCTCGGCATCAACCACCTGGAATTTCGCTTCGGCGAGACGAATCTCCGCCTTGCGAATCTCATCCGGTGTCGCCTCCGGGTCTTGGCGCAACTTCGCCAACTCACGCTCAGCGTCCCTGACCGCGATGACTGATTCCTCGACATCAAACTTGGCACGAGCCACCGTGCGTTCTGCGGCTGCGACCTTGCGATTGGCGGACGCAATCTGCTCCGGTGAACCACCCTGCTGAGCTTTCGCCAAATCCTCCTGAGCCTTCGCCAACGCCTTGTCTGCATCAGCCAACGACACTCGAGCCTCGCTCGCACGCTCCTGGCTACGACCGAACGCATCCGATGCAGACTTAGCCGACTTCACCGCCGCTGTGTAATCCTTCAAGCGTTCCTGAAATGTCTTGACGTCGTCGGCTGCTTTCTTTGATTTGCCGCCAGCCTTCTCGGCACCATCACCAAAATCGTCCAGGCTGGTTCGCGTACCTTTGGCGACACGGCCAACCTGTGCTAGACGACGCTCAACTACATCCATCGGACCCGCAGCAATGATTTCTAGACGCTTCGATGCCTGAGATACCGAATCGCGGAAGCCATCAAATGCTCCCTGAACTTCTTGTGTCCTGCGTGCGATACCGGCTTGGATGGATTCAATCGGCTTGCCGAAAGCAAGAGCCGAACGCACCAAATCAATCGCCACGAATAATGGGCTGAGTGTTGCGACGACACCTTCCATGAACTTGTAGACGCCAACTGCGACGCCTTCAAGTTGGTCAAGGATTGCGATGCCTGCTTGTCCGAATGCGGCAACGAAGACCGCCAATGCAGATTTCACGCCTTGGCTGCGAAATGCTTCGATTGCCATGCTGAATGCTGGGATGACGGTTCTGGTGAGATAATCCGTCACATCGGTCAACGCTGGAAGGAGCATTTCGCCGAACTGTTCTCGCAGTTCATCGACCGCAATACCGAATGCGCGGAATCGGCCTTGTGCCGAATCGGCGGATGCCGCTGCGGCACCCTCAAAGGTGTCAGCCAACTGACGGGTGATTGCCTCAAAGTTCTTTGTCTTGACCGCGTTCTGATCGAGTGGCACACCGAGACGAGTTAGAGCCGTGACCGAACCTTGGCTTGCACGGGCAAGCGCAATCGTCACCGACTCGAGGTCACGGCCCGACCCGGCACTGATGTCGAGCGCAAGCTTCAACAAATCCTGCGACTGCTTCAGATCACCAGTCGCACGAACCAGCGTCGTCATCGCCGGACGCAACTGGTCATCCGACACCGCAGCCGCCTGCGACATCGACGTAATGAACTCTTCCGTTGCGGCAACCAACTGCTTTGACTCACCGAACGTCGTGTTCAATGCCTGAGCAAGACGCGCCTGCGACTCCGCATCCTCAGCCGCAGCCTTCACCGCCAACCCAGCTGCGGCAGACACCGCACCGAACGCCGCAGTGCCAGCAATTGAAATCGTCTTGAACGATGGCAGCAAGTCCATCAACTTGCCGCCGAGACCACCCTTACCGAGCGTCGCCGTCGCTTCCTTGCCGACCTTGTCGAACGTAGAGATGAGCGACTTCGCGTCGCCAACGAGCTTGACAAGGAACTCGCGTGACACGGCCATGACGACCGATTCTACTCAGTAGAGATTGAGCGTTTTCCTGAGTTCCCTGAACTCCGTCAACAACGATTGTGCAATCTCCGTTTGAGTCATTCCGTTGAAACGCGACAAGTCCTGCGGGTCATTCCACCAGCGTTCATCAAGTATCTCTGCGACACGACGACTCTCATGCGGTTCACGCCACGTCGCCGCCTTCGGTGACGGACCGAACTTGACGGAACGAAACACCGACAAGTCACCCGGATCAAGGAACGCGCCATGCTGATACTTGAACCCAGGCGTGATACCTGGGCGATGTTGCGGTCGGTAGAAGAGTCGTGCGGGGTCTTTCGTCTGCGGGTCACCTGCGACATTGATTCGCTCCAAGAGCTGAATCCACACATCGCTCCACATGTGCCCAGGCACAGGCTTGGCGAGCGGCAGAACCAAGTGCCAGTGCTCGTCACCTGACTGATGCGACCATGTGGTGTAGGCGAGATACTCCAAGCCGTCGAGCTTGGCGTAGTCAAATGATTCTCCGTCCATGTCGACGACGAGGCACGTCACGTTCTTGACGTTGCGGTTGCCTCGAGTGGATAGATGGTAATACTCGACCGGTGACCAGAGCTCACGGTTCGTCTTGTCGGCGTTCTCTACCGTGGATTCGAGCAGCGATTGCAAACCGTTCCACGAGATGGCAAAGTGCTTTGGCTTGACGCTCTTGATGTCGTCAAACTTCACTGCCTTGATTTCAGTAGGCATGGCGGGCCTCCTACGGTCACCCTAGCGTCAGCGTGCCCCGATCGCAAGCTTCTTCAATACGCCCTCAATCGCGTTGGCGTACTCGATGGCGATGAATGACCGTGAGTCTCTGACTGCCTGCCAGAAGAAGTAGCCCTGCCTGCCGCGGTGACGCAAGAACTGCTTGGTGGTTGGTCGTCTGCGGCCACCGAACTCGGCACCGTAGAACACCATGCCCATCGTCGCCGTACCCGGCTTCGGTATCTTCTTGCCCAAGAACGGACCTTCAATACCTGCGGTTCTCTGACGATTCGTGCGACTCTTCGATGGATAGCCGCGGTTGTGATCGAGTTTGATGGTCGGCACACGGTCACGTCTGGCACGCAACCCGTCCACCACGACTTGTGCCTGAGACCTGCCTGACGAGCCGGGGCGTTGCGGACCGTGCTTGGGTTGTGACGCTGCGTTGGCTTTCGCCCGGTCAACGACGTGCTGGGCGACGACTTGGGCGGCGATTCGCATCTCCCTGTTGAAGTTCTCGTTCGCCTGGCTGGCTTCACGCAGGAACTTGAATAGACCGTCTACGACGAAGGCAACTTCACCAGCGCGACCGACTGCCGCAGCTCCCGATGACGTGCGGGTGAGTTCTGCCATGTCAGCGATTGTACGGCGTGTTCGGGTTCTGTTTCACGAAACGCCAACGAAGATACGCCTGCATCGTGAACAACATTCGTGGAGACTCAGCCAACAGTTGAGACGGCGCGATGCCGGTCTCGCACGCCAAATAGGCGATCAACCAGTGGGCTGAGTTCTCTCCAAAGGGCCGATCTTGGCCTCCTCGGTGGAGATGCTGATTGCTTCAACTGTCTCAGTCCAGGCGTGGAACTCGAGGTTGGTGATTTTGCGACGCTTCTCTGAATGCCAGGCAAGCCATGCGAGGTCACGCACTTTGAGGTCGTCTTCAATCTTTGCCATTGAGACGTTGTGTGTTTCTTCGTATTTGACGAAGTCGGCGAACTCGGCGACGGACGTGTGTACGCCGTCAGCCGTGGTCACGCTGAGCGCGATTTTCATTGTCTACCTCCGCAGGTTAGGTGGATTGGAATCAGGCCGTGCCCTTGGTGATGGCACCTGAGATTGGGAAGGTCACGTCGGCAGTAGCCAAGTCACCCACGGCTCCGTTCACCGGCTGCCATTCTGTGACCAAAACACTGAAGGTGTATGAAGGGTTTGTTGCGGAAGGAGTAGCGGTGCCGTTGGGCTTGATGACGCAAGTGACTGCGGTTGAGCCGACGAGCGGGAAGAAGATTCCGTCGATGGCGTTGTAGTCGTTGTGGATGCTGAACGTCACCGAGTTGTCAATCAGACCCGAGACGCGGGTGATTGCGCTCGATCCGAATGCGGTGGTGGCAACTTCTGCAGCGGTCGTCGAGAGCGACACCGATGCGACGTTGGCCGAGATGTCGGTTCCGTTGAACACGATGTTCGCGTCTTTGAGGACCAGCTTTGCCATGACTATTTGTCTCCTGCCTTATCGGCCTTTGAGGTTTTCTTGGATTCTTCGACCAGCGTGAGAACACCGGCTTGCAGCAACAACTCTACATTGTCGATTCCACTTCCGTCCACATGTCCACCGGGCTGAACGCCGGTGACGGGGAATGGTCCAGATACGAGGTATTTCGCCACGTTCTAAGCGTACACCGTGACCTTGAAATCGACCGCCAGATACAGCGTGTCGTTCGCGTCGATGTTGGTGAGGTTCTCGGCGTTCGTGACGATGAGGTCGTCGCAGACTCCGCCCAAGGTGCGGTCTGCCTCGATGGCGGCACGCAATGATTTCGCGCCATCCCACGACATGTATTGATCCAACTGGTCTTGCGCAACTCGTTCTGCTGCTCGGTTGACCACGAGTGTGATCGTGAAGTTCATGACGACGCCACCGTTGTTCATGCCGGTCTGGTGGTAGGTGATGGTGTCGAGTGTTGGCCATGCGAACGGCGGGTTCACCTGATCGGGCTGGTAGTCGAATGCACGCAGACCCGAGACGGTGTTGATGGCGGTCTTCAAGCCGTCTTTGACTTGGCTGATTGTGGCTGGCATTAGGCGAACATCCGCATGCGTCGATACGGCTCGACGAGCTGAGCCATGTCAGGGTCGAGGAATCGAGAGACGCGGATTGCGCCAAGATCGCCGAAGCCTGCGACGCCGAGCGGTGAATCGTATCGCTTGAAGATGCGTGACGACTGGATGATGCATGCCTGCTTGATCGGCTCTGGCACGCTCGCCCAACCGAAAAGAGCGGTGACTTGCACCAAGGCTTGTTCGCCGTAGTTGGCGTTGACGGTCGGGAACAGGTAGTCGCCGATGGCACGCAGTTTGTTGTAAGACCAGGTGAGTCCGTCGAGCACACCGTTCAACGGTTCGAGTTGGTAGTCGGTGGTTGCCCAGGTGACGTCGAAGTTGCCGTCTGCGAACGTGGAGGTCTTGAGGATGAATCCGCTAGTGGAATAGACGTCGTCGATGTCGCAGACGTATTCGGTGTTCGCCTGATAGACGCGGACGGTTGCCGAGGAGTATGCCCAGAACTGGCGGTTGCAGTAGCCATCGATGAGGCGTGATGCGGCACCGATGCAGTTGTCAATCAGCACATCATCGACGGTGTCGGCTGTCCCGATCCGTAGAGCTGCCTTGACTTCTGCCAATGTTGCGTAGCCGTTGGTCGCCATGACAGGTCAATCCTACTCAACAGGTTCCCAAGCAGAACCCACGAACCTGAGTATCTCGCAGCCGTAGTCATTGCGCAATCGGTTGGCGACGATTCGCAACTGTTGCATCGCACCCTCGAATGATGGGTCCACTCCACCAGTGCGGATGTATCCATCGAAGTTTGATTTGTCGCCAATCTTGCCCATGTCTACTCCAATGAGTCGCATCTCGGCACAGCCCATGTAGGCCGCAAGATGTATGGCGATTGCCGATGAGTTTCCACCGATGACCAATGAATCAGGGTCGGTAGGCCAGCCTTCTGTCGGATTCCATACTGGCCATCGTGGTCTGAATGTGATGTTGTTCCCGACTCCAGGATGAGTCGGTGTACGGTCGCCTGATACATCACAATCAGGAGTGACCATCAGCAAGTCTGGACGTTTATCGCAAATCATCTGAATGTCTGGATGGTGACGTGAATAGTTTGAGGCCGTGATGTAGTTCTTGATGCCCCAAGAAAATGCGGATTGATTGATTGACACGACCCGCTTGTCGTCGTAGAACTCGGGCGGTGTGGTCTCGAGGCTCGGGCCGGAGCCGACAACCCAGACGGTCTGTCCACTCCAGATACCTTTCAGGTCGCTAAGGGTCTGAGGCGTGGCGGCCATTCTTCACCCGGTATCACTCGACCTTCCCTCAACAGGTTCGCAAAGATGATGACGTCGTTGACAGCTTGCTGGTCGTCGGTTGCGGTGAGTGCGTCGTTGTGTCGCTGCCACGTCCAACGAACAGCAGTATCAAATGTGGCCCGGTAGCCGTGGGCTCGCAGCTCGCACCAGTGAATCCAATCGACGTACTTGTGGCTGCGGTACGGAATCTTGCGCCACACTTCGGTTCTGATGATGGCGAGTCCTGGCATGCCGTTATGCCCGAGATCGAGCAGCCGTTCATATTGGTCGGGTGTGCCGTAGCAGAGACCGCCGTTCCAACGCCCAGCCACGTTCACCGCATCGCCATCCAGGACGAGCCCTTGGAAGAAGTCGGCGTCCATCGTGTCGTCAACAGGCAGATGCGTCGCCCACTCGGATTCGACCGCACGCACGGCAATGTTTGCGCACGGCCAGATACGCGAATCCCAATAGTTGATAACCCGCCACCAGCCAGGCACCTTCACATCTGCGTTCGTGACGAGGATGACCTCCTGCGGCTGCACCGTCAACCGCTCAACCGACGCAACGAACCGTTCACCGAACCGTTCCCAATAGTTGCGGTCGAACGGAGAGATGATTGCTACTGGCGCGTGCGATACCACGATGCGGGAGCCTTTCCATCCAGAATCATCTTCGGCAACCGAGCATCAAGCTCGGCATCCTCAAACAAGCCTTCGCCACGAATCGACCTGCCAATCGTGTAGTTCTTCTCCATGAACGCCTCCGGTTCGGCGACCATCAGTTCTTGGTGGCAGAACTCACGCATCTTGTTCGCCGCCCATTCTGGGCCACCCATCCACGACAGATGCCACCCCGACCTCAGGACGGGCATTGAGTAGCGTCCAGAACGCGCCTGTTGCGCCGAAACGGGTCGG